CCTTATGACCACCAATAAGTAAACTATTTTTATTTGACCGTTAGACCGAAATATACCGAAAAACTTAAAGGAGAATTAATTATGACAGACAGACAGACAATATTAAAGAGCATTCACACTAACATCGCTATAGGCGTCATCGGAATAAGTATTATCATCGCACTTATTGGTTGTGCGATGATAACGTACCTTAAGGATATCAGAGAAGATATTCAAACTATTACCGATCGTATTGAATATGTCTTTCCAGCACCTGATACTACATCAGATACAACCACCATGTTTAAGGAGACCGAATAAGATGACAGACAAAGAGCGTATAACTAAACTCGAAGAACAGGTTACTGTGTTAATGGGAGCACATACTAATATTGGCGCACCGTATAAAGTGTCAGACGAAAGTATGACAAAATTAAATCTACTTGCGGGTTCAGTAAGTAGTAAAAATCAACTAACCCCTGAAGAAATTTCAGTCTTAGAAGAAGTACCTCTAAAGGATAGAATGGCGGTAGCAACAAATTTCACTTCAAAAATAATACTTTGTTTGTTAGGCAAAGATGTAAATAGTGATGTTAAATGCGCAGTAGCTAATAATTCTAATACTGATCCTATGTGTCTATATTTTTTAAAGGGCGGCGAATAAAATGACCGACCTTGTATCAGGATCAATGATTGTTTGTGATCAAGTAGATCAAGCATGGAGAGATAACGACGACGAATATGAGACGATAGAGTTCTCGTCAATTGAAGACGCATGGGAATGGACCGAACGCCATTTAACCCCACCAGCTTCAAATATGAGACTATGGCGAGGAACTGTTCTGACCTGTCAATGGTGGGCTTCAAAGAAAGATGAATAATAAAGAAGCGTTGAAAGAATACGTAGAGACTTATGAGTTTATGTGTCATTGTCAAATGAGTTTTTGCGATGATCCATTGTGTATGGAGGCTCATCCAGAATGAGTAACAAGGGTTGTTGGAATCCAAAACATAAGGCCTACGCAATAGAGCGTTTAGGTCTGGTATCTTCTTATCAGCAAGTTCTTGACGAGTTGAAGGATACTACTATCGGTCAAGATTTCGGCTTTACTCCTCTACCAAAAGATTATCACTACACATCTTTCTGGGATAAGATGAAGACTGATAAGGTCCAAGCTAAGATACAGAAGCTCCGAGACGAATATACGATAATGCTAAAGGCCCATCTACCTATAACTGACGATCATAAATCATTAGAATACCTGCAAAATGTAGTTGACAATCCTAATGCCCTCCCTAAAGATATAATGCGAGCAGTTGAATTGTCTCATAAAATACGAGAGACAAAGAGATGGCAGTCCGCAGTTGGTAAGTCAGGTAATGTGACCGTACAAGTAATTGCTAATATAATGGCAGGAATGAAGATAGAATAGGAGAAATAAAAATGCCGCATCCAGCTTTAGCTTATAAACGATGGGTAGCACGAGAAAACGGGTGGAAAGATCGGGAGGACAAAACAACTCCTGAACTAAAAACGGAAGGTATAAATTGGCCTTCCAGATGGTTAATTGTAATTGTGATAGCAATTTTTGTTATTGGAGGATTAATGTGTAATGGAATGTAAATACCCTAAGTGTCAAAAAGCACAAAGAGCACAGCTCATATTGCTTAAACAGGACGATTACAATCAACTGTGGCAATGTCTCAGATGTGATAGATTATCTTGGTACACCAGGCAATTTATGAGCTACCAGGATTATACAAATTGGGTGTTTAAAGAGTATGTGTTTGACGAAACCGGTTACAAACCAGTTCATAGGGGTTAATCATTGACTAAACCCTCCCCCGAAGAAGTCCAGAGAGAACTCGAACGCTTGCCTGTGGACCATCCAGTATGGCATAACGTCATCACTAATCACCGTAATACTGACGGTAAAGAGATGATGTTTGACAACAGACCGGAAGCCATCTGGGTATATAAGCGTATTCATAAGTACCACGATATAGTTATTCAGAAATGTTCCCAGGTAGGTATGACAGAGCTCTTGTTCAACCTGATGATGTACTGGTTGAGTAAAGGTATCCGTGTTCTATTCCTTGTTCCTAATGATAGCTGGCGTACTGTGTATGTGAGAGACAGAATCGACAGTCTAATCAAACACTGCGAGTATTATAGGGACAACTACTCGGTCAATCCTAAAGATCCTGGATCAGCTACACTAAAGAGTTTCTTTGGTACGACGGTCAAGTTCGCAGGCGCCAGGAACTTAGCCAACCTCTTCTCTTATCCCTGTAAAGCTATTATCGTCGAAGAGTTCGATCTTTGTAATCAAGAGAACCTTGTATTCGCTGATGATCGTACAGGATGGAAGACAGACGAGAAGGAAGACGACCCTTATACGATTAAGATCGGTAATCCGTCAATTGAGAACTGGGGAATCAACAAACAATTTAAGGAAACCAATCAATACTTCTGGTTCGCTAAGTGCGATTGCGGTCATGAACAGATTATGGACTGGTTGAATCACTTCGTTGAGAAAGACGACGAGGTCAAGTCTGGGTGGAAGCTACGCGATCCTAAAGGTAATCCTGTATGTGAGTCATGTCATAAAGCTTTCGACCGTCGAGGTAATGGCCAATATAAGAAGATAGCGTCCGGTAAAGAAGGGTCAATAGGCATTCATATTGATAAGCTTCGGTGGGATGTATCACGCAATGCTATTCAAAAGCTGTTCGTGGACTGGATTAAGGCTCAGACATCTATCGTGGCTATGGAGCATTTTTATAATCAGAACCTTGGTCTACCATATGAAGCAGGTGAACATCGTATCACTAAAACAATGTTAATGGAGTGTGCTAAGAAGGGTCCAGTTCAGTTTATGGCAGCCGAACAATTACACGGCACTACATATGTGGGGGAGGACGGAAAGAAACACAGAGCAGCAGCTTCCTCATTAGTAACCGTCGTAGCAGGTGTTGACCAAGGTCAGGGCAAAGGCAATCATATGCATATTAGCATTGTGCATGAGGGAGCAATCAGACACAAGTTATGGATTGGTAGAGTCTATTCATTAGAAGAACTCGAGCAAAAGCTTGACGATTATAATGTTGAGATATGTGTAATCGATGCTCAGGGGGGAGGGATCGGTTACAATGATCTTCGAAGTCTCTGTGACCGACGGTCGGGTCAAGTCTATATGTGTAGATATCGACCAAAGCGTAAGCCAGAGAACATGTTTAGTATCGATGAAGACAACAATATGATACAGGCTAACCGCACCGATAGCCTTGATGCGGGGTTTGACTCATATAAACATCAACGCGTTGTTCTTCCTCAATGTATCAACGATATCGATAACGGTGAATTCATACCACAGATGATCGAATCAGTACGATCAAAAACGATTGACAAGAATAATGTCGTTGTTGGTATATGGTCGAATACAGGCCCTGATGATCATAGACACGCCGATGTGTATGAGCTGTTAGCAATGCACATAGCTGGCTACGGTGATACTGATGTGTATGACGAAGATGCTGAACCCGCTGTCATAGATGACGCCGATAAAGCGGAAGGCGAATCCTGGGATGCGTTTAACTAATGACACTTAACGGACCAGCAAAATTATATAAATCAAAACCGACCAAAAAAAATCTTGATACACTTCTTAAAGCATGTAGTAAAAAGATCAGAAATATTGTTGCCAATACATGCAAAGATAGTAGTGTCTGGGACACATACTATCGTCAAGATTTATATGCGGTTTTATATGCTGAATCATGGATATTGATTCAGAAATATATCAATATGCCTACTCCTGACATCGATAATTTTGTGGGTCTTCTAAATAATCACTTATCTTGGCAGGTTAAAGTCTGGCTGCGCTGCCAAAAATATGGTCCCCAAAAAATATTTAACATGTCAAGTGAAATAATGGATTCACATGCAATAACTGACGGTTTAGAGAAACAAATAGAAAATAAAGAGTTGGTTGAGAAAATATTTATAGCAGTTAAAGATGACCCTTTAATGGTAGACATTCTCGATTTAATGTTATTGGGCGTTACATCTATTAGTCAAATTAAAAATAGATTAGCACAACCTTATGGTGTTGTTGCAATTAAAGTAGAAAAAATTAGACAGATTGTTGAACAATTATTAGACCTTCCCATTACCCCTATTAAGCGGTACGAAAACGATAAATTATACAAAAAGAAGCATAACAATTATTAAAGTCCACCTTTCCTGGTACTAATCCCTAAAATAGTCATTATATATGATTGAGATAATCCCCAACTGTCTTCGGACTTTGGGCGCCCGCCCTAAAAAGCGGGTACCTCGATAGTAAGGTAATAATATGAAACAAACTCGCCAAAGTAAGAAACGCGATATACCTGAAAGTCTTCTTCCGGGGAGAATAAAACAGGCACCCGAGGTAGATGGTGGTTACGCTGTAAGAGAGTCAGAACCTCGAAATCAAGGTCTGAGAAGAAATAAATGAATATTTTTGATAAGTTCGAAAACGATAATTCTATACACAACCCACAAAGCCCCAACAGCTCAATCGGTCACCAAGATATTATCCATCCGGACGAAGAAGATTCCTTCTTAAGCTTCACCGGTGGTTTGACCAGTCCTTGGATAACCGCAGCTAATTTCACTACACAATATACCAATGCACACGTAGCTGTTTGTGTTGGCGCTCTTGGTGATGCAGTGTCACAACTTCCAGCAGACATTATAAGATCCGAAACATCGAACGGTGCTAAAGTTGAAATTGACGACAATGCACATCCAGCTAATTTTATGTTCAGGGGTCCTAACCCTGATATGACTTGGTCGGATTTTATGCAGGGCACTGTAACATCACTATTGATTGACGGTAATGTTTACACTGTAATTAATCGTACACCTATCGGTTATGAATTGTTCTTACTCGATCCCACCAAAGTTGAAATAATTTATTCAGACGATCGATCACAAATTGAAGGATATGAATACACTGTTGATGCACATACACAAATGTTTCCACGTGACGAAGTAATTCATATGCGCAACTTCGACGTACGCAATCCATTAAAAGGTAAGTCATTACTTGAATCGCTGGTTAAAGAACTTACAATGGACAAAGCTATAATGGATTTCAACGCGGTGTTCTTTAAGAATGGCGCTACTATCGGAACGATGTTCATTCCCGAACGTAATCTAAATCCAGCACAGCATAAGCAAATTCAAAAAGCTATTCGTGCATCCACTCAAGGGACAACTAAATCATTCGGTTTATTCGTCAATAAGTATCCTGGTAAGATGGAATTCCCTGGACAGAAACATAAAGATATTGCGTTCCTTGAACTGTTAAAGTATATCCGTGAGACAATCAATTCAGTGTTTAAAGTGCCGCCGGTTAAAGCTGGCATCCTTGAGTTTGCTAACTACGCCAACGCTGTTCAACAGATGGAATCATTTTGGACCGATGCTGTTGCACCGATACTTCGACGCATTCAAGACATCATTAATAAAGACTTTATCTGGAAGTACTATGACACGGATCACGAACTTAAATTTGACACGTCTGGTATAGCAGCTATTCAGGGTGACCTGAAACAACGGATGGAAATTCTTACTGGCTATAAGAAAGAAGGTATTCTTACTATTGATGAATGCCGTGAAGAACTCGGCAAAGAACCCCTTGAAGAAGGTGCAGTAGAGACTTCAGCTGAAGAAGATAAGTATACTCATGTATACGACACATTTGTACAGCGCTTACGCAAAAGTGTCATTGATAAGTTAACGAAGAAAACTTCTGGTCTTACCACAGTCTTACCTTATGTAACAGTTGAAGATATCTTTGATGTAGATGAAGAAAATGAATTGCTCCAAAAGATGTTACAACCGTATATTAAGGATACTTTTATGAAGGCCGGCGAAATTATATCTATCAGTACTGGTGCTACAATATTTGATATTAATTCTGACGAAGTTAAATTAAATCTGTACACCATTAATGAGAAGCACACTGTTGTAATTGACCGGATTTATAACATTCTCGAACACCTATTATCTACTGCCATTGAAGATAAACAAGGTTTAAAAGAGTTGACAAATAGAATTAAAGATAAATTATCTTGGAATTACGCAGTTGAATGGGCAAAAGAAATTGTTCCAAATATTGCACGCAGAGCTTCTCGTATAGCAGAGAATCAGAAGTTAATGATTGAAGCTCAAGAACTGACCGAGAATAAATAATATGAAAGATAAAGAAAAAGTAAGCATCTACAATAAATCTTATTATCAGAGAAATAAGGAGAAGTATAAGGCTTATTATCGAAAGAATAAGACGGTTAGATTGACTTATAGCCATACCTACTATCAAGATAATAAAGAAGTTCGTTTGGCTTATACAGAAGCATATCGTCAAGCACATCAAGAAGAAATGAAAGCCTATTCTCAGGCATACAATAAAACAAATAAGAGTAAAAAGAATGCTCATACCAGAAACCGTCAAGCTGCTAAGCTTCAGCGTACTCCTGGATGGCTTACAGAAGAACAGTTACAACAGATTAAAGATTTCTATATTAACTGTCCAGAAGGAATGACAGTAGATCATATCATTCCTTTACGAGGAAAATTTGTATCTGGGCTACATCATCCAGATAATTTACAATACTTGACTCCTGAAGAGAATAGCTCTAAAGGTAATAGATACCCAGCAGCAACTGAAAAGGAGACACATGAGTAATTTTTTCGTCTACATGTATCTTGACCAAGATAATGTCCCTTTCTATATAGGTAAAGGAAAGAATGACAGATGGCGTCCGTGTAATCATTGTTATAGTGGGTATACTAATCAATTACTTAAGAATAAGATCAAGAAAATTGGTGCGGATAATGTTAAGGTGCACTTCCTTCATAAAGATATAACTGACGAAGACGCATGTGAATGGGAGAAGTACTGGATTAAACATTATGGTAGACGCATTACTCATGAAGGAACTTTGTGTAATTTATCTACAGGTGGTGAACGTGGCCCGGTCGGATGTATTCGTTCTACTGAAACAAGGCTTAAAATAAGTCGTGCTAAAATAGGTACGCCTGCTTGGAATAAGGGTACAGGTAAATCGCAACGTCAACGAAATGCTGAGTGGAATAAGAAGAACCCTATGTATATGAAAGAGTATCAGAAACAATGGTATTTACGAAAGAAAGCAGAGAGGGCCGCTAATGCAAATAGATAAAAACCAACGTCAATTTAGTGAATCTCTTAAGTTTGCGATAGATTCAGCACAAGTTGATAATAATGGAGATATAGTAGCGGTCGGCTTTGCTACCAAAGAAGGAGTCAACCTAAAGAACATTGATGTCCCTACTTTCTCGTATTCATGGGATGGTGCCTTCGAACACTTCAAAGATATGGTACTTGCCTATCATAGAGATGATGTATCGAGTGTAGGTAAGATAGAAAGCTATGAAATTGTTGATGGAGTGGGCCTCAAAGTGCGGGTACGCTTCTTCGGTGACAACGACGCACTGTTCCTCCGCGCGATTAAGGAACGTACTCTAAACGGTCTTTCTATCGGTTACGACGTATTAGAATTTCATGAGGAAGCTGATGATCATGTCTTCGTGTTCGACAAGATTAAGATATTCGAAATATCTGTCGTACATATCGGTGCGAATCCCGAAGCAGTATTCGCAATAGTTGATTCATTAAGAACACATAAAACAGAAACTAATAAACGAACCTTTGCAATCCATAAGGAGAACCAAATGAGCAAAGATTTTGAAAAACAACTGGACGAATTCCAGCCTGTACTTGACGAGTTAAAGTCAAAGGTTGGGGATCTTCAGGATAATGAAAAGGCACGTGAGAAATTGTATGTTGAAATGTCTGATGTGCTTGGGAAGTTTAACAAGGGCGAGGTTGATGAATCAACAATGAAAACCATTGTCTCAAAGATTCAACCTATGATTACGGAAGTCAATGACAAGGTCAATCAAGGTCGTGCTATTGCTCAAGTCGAAAATGATCGTATTCACATTCCGACGCGTGATATTCTGTCATTAGCAAAGTCGTACACCAAAGATCTTGATGCACAGGATTACCTTATATTCAACACACCCGTTGATTATAAAGGAATGAAAGATGGTGAACGCCTTGCACGTCTCCGTAACATGAAAGACGCACTGTATGCGTGGCGTGTACAGTTCCGTGCACAGAATCGGGATCTGGGTGAGATCTATAATAGTGATTTTTATAAATCATTTGTAAACGAGACTCGTGCATTTAGTCCGGAACTCGCTGATGCTATGGCTATTGGAAACACTGGCTTTGGTGCAGAGTGGAATCCGGAACGATGGTCTTCAGAAATGCAGGACCTCGTAAGAGCTCAGGGCACCTGGCTTAACCGTCTTCCGTTCTTCGATAAGATTGACAAGCTGCCGTATCTGGCAAGTACTGGCAAATCTTATAAGGGTGGAGAACCTACTACAGACAACCCTGACCGTTACAAGATCACCAATTTTGGAACGGGCGTAACTACTCCTGCCTATGTAGATCATAGAGCAGCGATGGTTTGTTCTGACCTATTCACCGAGCGTTCAATCGTTCCGGCTGTAGCACGTATTCGTAGTGAGCTTGCAAATTCACTTGTTGACGGTCGTAGCCGCGGCTTCTTGAACGGCGACCTGAATGCAACTGGCTTAGGCAATGCATTTGATACCGGTCGTAATTGGGTGGCAGTAGATCTTGAGACAGCTCATAACAGCCTGCGCAAGTATGTATTCAGTACTAATACTGCTGTGGTGCGTACAGCTGCATCAGAAGGTGTGTTAGCACTTATTGATGTCCGTGCGGCTACTCAGCTTATGGGTAAGAAAGGTATTAGAAAACAGGATCTGATCATAATTGCTCCGGTGCAATTGGACAGTTCTTTAATTGGTGTATTTGATAGTGCTGGTGTGCAAGGTACCGTCCGTACGATTCTTGATGGACAACAGCCGCCTATCTATGGAATGACTGTTTACATTGACGGTGAGTATCCTACTGACTTGAACGACACTGGTGTTTATGATGGTTCTACGACCGATCGTGAAGCCCTGTTGATCGTCCATACACCTTCATGGGGATTCTTCCAGGAACGTCCTTTGACTCTTGAGATGGATAAAGACATTATCACGGGTCAATGGCAGTTTGTTGGATCTGCTATGTGGGATATTCAGCAAATCGTTGCTGATCCTTCTGGTGATTACGCAGCTGGTGGAATTGAGTTCCTATAACAGATAAACCATAAGGAAAATAAAATGGCTTTAATGGCAAGAGGTATAGGTAGCTACTCACAGGTAATGCAATATGGAGTAGGCAAAGCTGCTAATACAGGATTCGAGATTTCAGGATCGTCTATCACTACCCAGAACTACACGAGTGCTTCTGGGTCCCGTGATATTGTACAATCTGACGACGAATTTCTGTATGGCTATGCCTTCTATAATGCGCCCAGCGAAAATCGTTCGGTAGAGTTTGCAGCAATTGATGCATCCCAGATTACTTTGGGTGCTCCGGTTGCAGGTGCTGTGAGACTTAATTTTTCGACCGCGGGAAAGCAAGTCGTTGTAGTGTACCGTAAGACAAACGATAGGTAATTTAACAATTATAAGAGGAAATATAAAATGGCTTTAATGGCAAGAGGTGTGGGTAGCTACTCACAGGTAACTCAATACGGCTATGGAGCAGCTGCTAATACTGGATTCATGATCTCTGGATCGTCTTCCAAAAATGCAAATGCTTCGCTCGCTTCAGGTTCACGGGATATTGTGCAATCTGATGATGAGTTCTTGTGGGGGCACATGTTTGCTCGCGATGCGGGTAATGGTCCTGATTCAACGCTTGGGTTCGCAGCAATCGATGCATCCCAGATTACTTTGGGAGCTCCGGTTGCAGGTGCTGTGAGACTTTCTATCAGCTCTGCGAATAAGCAAGTGGTTATTTGCTACCGTAAAGTAAGCGATAGATAGGTAATCTCTCATTTAATATCTATAATGTGAGAGACTGACAAGGAAGTCTCTCACATATTTAAGGATAAATCAATATGAGTTTAAGTGGAAGTCCCCTTAAATCGTCTACTACCAGCTCTGTATCAGGATCATGGACACCACTGGATGCTAATAAACGTGAATTAGGTATGCATGGTATGGAAGTTGCCAGTATCCTTTGGGCTGCTGGAACATTTCAAGATCCAATAGGTGCTGCCGCCGGAGCTTATGTATCACCTACAAGTGGTTCTTATCTTCATTTGAGAGATTTTGAGGGTGATGTATTTTACACAATCTATTCTACTGGTACACGACGATTTGAAGGTGGCGCAGTATTTGATCTATTACAAACACCTTTAGTGATGCAATTTCCTATTTCTTACTTTGATAGTGAGGGTGGAAATACAATTGTAATCCTTGGTGAGTATAAATAAAGGTAGTACAGATGGCGATTGCTCTATCAAACAATAGTCTAACAAATCTATATACGGTCATACAGTACTATGGGCAAGAAGCAATTTTTCCTGGTGATGTCGCATTAAATGCTACTGAGAATTCATTATCGTCTATAAGTGGTAGCTGGATTTCTGCAATTAACCAAGCATCTGAAGTCTTTCATAATGATGTAGGCTTTAATCTATTCTCTGGTTCATTACAGAATGAACGATTTGAAGGTGATGATACCTCAGAGCACTATGTTGAGAAGGCTGTAGAGGGCTTTTCTGATGTCTACATCTATGACATCTTCTATTTAGAAGGACCTGCAACTACAGACCTTGTCAATGTAACCGCTGGTAGTGCTGCATACGCATGGCAGTATGAAGCTGATACAGGCCTTATACGATTCACAGATGGTAATCGTTTTCATTCACATTCACGAGATATTGATAACTGGTGGATCAGATATCATTATGGACTGACTGGACCTGTGTTAGCGGGTTCTGCAGAGGGCAAACCTATTCCTGTAACAACTGTTCCTGAAGATATTCAGTATGCAGTGACTCAAGAAGCTTGGCGTATAGATCAGTTACGCAGGCATCAAGGCTTTGTGTCGGCTACTAATGAAGCAGGTATTTCAAAAACCTATGATCTTAACTTCCAATCGAAAGAATACAAAGATACGGTTGAAAAATATAGGCGGTGGGTGTAATGTCAATTAAGATTTCTGGAAATACTAAACCCTTTAAGGACTTTGCAAAGGAACTTGACAAGAATATTGAAGAGGCTTTAACCAAAGGCGGAGATATCCTTACGAAGGATTCAAAGCGTAAAGTACCAGTAGATACTGGTAGACTTAGACGTAGTCTTGGTTACTGGGTAAAACGAATTGCCAATGGATGGAGATTAAGGTTTGGAGTTGGTGTACAAACAGGTGACGATGTGTCTTACGCACCACATCAAGAATATGGTACAAGATATATTAAACCTGTAAGATATTTGCGTGCTCCATTACATGACAAAGATAAACGTATCAAAAATTTAATTCTTAGAGCTACACGAAAGAGCTTCAAAATCTAATGCCAGGCGTACGCGAGACAATTTTAGACAACATTGTTGCAGGCATTAAGACTGTAGGGAAAGGTGTAAACGCTACCGAACTTATGATGTCTCGTCCTGCTGAAGAAGCGAAGGTACCTATTGTTTCTATACGAGTTGAGGGTGAAGATCCCATAGAAGAGGGATCTAAAAGATATAAAGCGAAATTAGGCCTATATGTAGTTACTTATCAATCTCGCACCAGTATTGAAAGTTTAGTCGAGAATATTAAGAGTTACATTGAAACATCAGCCATTGCAAACGTATTAGAACTGCTTTATGTAGGGCATGAAACCGTCTATAAGACCAATGCAAAAGAAGATAAATTTGCTGAAGTAATGATTAAGCTTTCGTTGATGTACAAGGATGCTAATAACGATACACCAGCAAATTCATATCCGTCAGTAGCACCTGTAGGCTATATGGCGATAGCTAACTACAAAGCATACGCTTTACAGGCTTCAGGTTCTACTACATTTCAGGCATTAGGTACAAATGTTTATGACAGTCACATGAATGCTAATATTGAAATACCTACTAATTCAGGCTCAATATCAGTTGACATCGTAGACGCACCTGTTGAAGAATCCTTTGGAGGCAGTAGTACACAAAAGGATGATAATGCAATACAAATATCAATTAGAGCCCACTTTGCCAAGGGAGTAAACAATACAGTAATCGCTCCGTTTATGTTTAGTATTGTTGATCAAGTAAGAAAGAATGCTAATCTCGGTAATGTTGCAGGGGATCTCAATCGGTACATGATATTACGTGAGGATTTCGTTCCTTCATATAATAAAGTATTTGAAGAAAGTGCCACTGTAGGCGCCGAGCTAATCTATTTTATAAACAAAGCACAAGCGTATACGCAAACTTAATGAGGTTAAAATGTTAGTAAAAGGAACAGACATTGCACGTCAAATAACATTCGGATACTTGAACTCACTTGGTCTAACTGAAGTTGAAGCTTACTTAGTCAAGAAAGGTCGTCAAGTAGATGTTAATAGTGTATGTGCAAAAGTCTTAATTGAAAAAGGTTTAGCAACCGCAGTTAAGGTTGAAAAAGAGCGTGAACGCGTAGAGAGATTTGTAGCTGAAGGTAAAGCTAAAGGTCAAGCTGCTGCTGAAGCAATCAAAAAACCTAAAGTTGAAAAGAAATCAATTGAATATAAAAAGGAGGCTGAATAATGGCCCTTGAAAGAGCCGTTAACTACGGCAAAGAATTCCGATTTGTGATAGGATTAGAGGTAAATGACGAAAACGTCAATACCTACGGAACTAAACCAGAGGGGCCACTTTGCGAATTGTACTGTGAACCTGTCAATGTTGACAGGGGTATTACAGTTGTCAAAGTTAAAGGTTCCCATGGTTCAATGGATCCTATTGATGCAGAGAGAAAGAACACTGTAAGAGGTGCTGTATCATCTTATACACTGGAAATGCCTTTGATGGCTGTTGCAGGAGCCAGTCCTGCAAAGAGCCCTCTGTGGGTACTATGTGCCTGTCTCTTCCAGAATCAATCCAGTAATGTATTTAGTTTCTTTGACACTGCACCAAGTGGTGATGGCGTTACTCATTCATTCTTCTTCGGGATTGTAAGTCCTGTAGCAGGTGAATCTTTAACCTTTAGTGGTAGTGTAGTTAAATCCCTTGATTTTACCTGGACAATGGATGAACCTGCTACTGTTTCTGCAGAGTGTGAAAGTAAGAATGCTGGCCTCGTCGGTCAAACTTTAGACGGTGGAGTAGGTGGATTCCTTCCAAGTGGTTCAGCAAATGATACCGTATCACTGGATTCATTCACATTTACAGAGAATGTGAATGGCGCAGGTGATACAGCTATATCAGTAGACTCTGCAAGTATTCACTTTGCTTGGGATGAGGTTAAGAAAGTAACGTCTGACGGTCATGGAAATTATTCTGATAAGATTTTCATTGGTAGGGAAGGATGTACTTTTACTTACACTAAAATCCATGCTACTCAAGCTGAACTTGCTATGGCTGCTTCAGAAGCAGGTCAAGATATTGTATTTACTATTTCAGCAGGACCGCCTTATGCAGCTGGTGCATATTTTAAAGACATTTGGGTTAGGGGTAAAGTTGATGGTACTCCGGAGCAGGTGTATGATGGTGTGTACAAGCAGACAGTAACTTGTACAATGTTAGCGGCCAGTAACAGTACTAACATTGCTGAAATTGATTTAAATATAACTGTTTAATATAATAAATGGGAGTCCCTTACTTAGGAACTCCCATATAACCGACTATTTATTAATAGTCAAACATTTTCCTTTACTTAAGGAGTAAACAAATGAAAGAACAACCAACCTTCGCTTTAATGGACCCTGAAGGCAGAAAAGTTGTAGACCTTGGGCTATTCAAAGTAACTATTAAAACATTAACCCCTAATCAAAAGCGTGATGTCGCGAGAACTATGAATCCTTATAATGATGAGGATTATGGAGTTATTCTTGGTACTGATTATGCTAAACTTCCATCAGTTCTTGAATTTGGCATAGATAGTATTGATAGGGATACTTTTCCTGATGGTCACTCATTAAAAGATAAGCCTGTTATTGACTGCTTGAAGTGGTTAAAAAATGCCGCTATGCTTCATTTAGGTAATGAATTAATTGATTACTGTGGTTTAGATGAGGAAGAAATAAAAAACTCACCTTGCTTGTCGGATCAAGACTCAAAGGCGTCCCCGTCAAGTGTGAAAATGCCTGTAGAACAGGAAGTCGAGCCTGTTTCAACTACAAAAAAAGAGTAGTTGTTAAAAGTAAAGATAAAGCTCTCCCTGATGTGGAGGTTACAAAGAATACTTGGTACAAAGTAATAAATGAATTCCATAAGCATAAGAATAACCCTAATATTGCTATACATCAAATCTTAACTCATTTTTATAAGATTTGTATAGGGTCAATAATTTCACTTGCGTCAAGAGATGCATGGAATACATATCATAAAGTAGACGGTATACGCAGAGAGACATATGCATCATACAGAGCATTACCACCGAGGTGGCTTGCACAAGTAAATGTCATTGAAAATGAAATGGTACATATAGAAGAACTTAATAATCAAAAAGACGGAAAATAAATGGCTGAAAAAGTCAAATTTGATATAGACGTAGAGACAAAGCGTGCTGTAGAGCATATTAAATTTCTAGATAAAGCAATAGCGCATTTAGGCGGTAAGACTATGCTTGAGCTTATCAAGCAAGAAAAAGCCGCTGAAAGGGCCCTCAAAGCTCTTACAGGTACTACTAAAAAAGCTAATGTAGTGACCTCTAGGTTTACTCAAAGTATTGCTTTAGCTAATCTTCAAGCTAGAGCTTATGAAAAAGCTATTGGCCTATTATCTAAAGGTCTCGGTGTACTTGGTAAATCCGTTCTAGTAGCCGCGCAAATTGATGAACTTGGTACTGTTTTTCGATTCGTGGGACAGAATGCTGGATATTCTGCTGCACAACTGAAGAAATTTAATTGGCAATTAAGACAGAGCGGTATCCGCCAAGATGTCGCTAATCAAGCTTTGCTACGTGCCATCCAAGCTAACATTAGTCTTGAAGATGCTATAAAACTTTCTCGGGTAGGTCAAGATGCTGCTACCGTAGGTTTAATGGAGTCCTCTCAAGCATATCAGATAATTATTGAATCTATTGCAAAATTATTTCCTCGTAATTTAAAGCAACTTGGTATCATCATTAATCTGAATAATGAATATGCTAAACATGCAAAAGTTCTTAAAATATCTGTAAGTGAATTAACTGAAGCACAAAAGAAACAAGCCATGATGAATGCTGTTATGGAAAGAGGTGAACGCCTTACTGGTGCTTATGAAATAGCGATGACAAAAGTATCAAAGCGTATGCGTTCTATTCCTCGGTGGTTTATGGATGCACAACAAGCAGTCGGCAAATTCTTTACTCCTGCTTTAGGAGAAGGTATCGATATCATCGAAAGGTTTTTGAAGGCGATTACAAATACTTTTGGGACATTAGATCAACAAATCAATAAATTCGATAAGCTACGTACACAATTTGATGCTACCGGTAAAGAGGCTGTTAGGTTAGGTAAAAGATATGATGAATTAACATCTGAAGGAGAGTTAAATACCGAACAACAAGAAGAGCTTAACTCTATTATGCAAGAACTTGGGCGCATTATGCCTGGAGTTATAGAACAGGTTGATGATTATGGTAAGGTTACTGAAATTAACACTGGTCTTATTGAAAAATTTAATAAAGTTCAACAAGCAAAACTTTTGATACAACAGGCGGATTTAATTGCAGACTTAGGTAAAGAATATCAGGAATCCTCTGAGACTCTTGATGGTCTTGTTGCTACACAACGACGTTCTACTGAAGCCGCGAAAAAAGCAAGAGAAGCCAGTGCAGCATGGGCCGCACAACAAAAGGAAGTACAAGGTAATTATATAGAGGAACAAAAAGCATTAAGAGCAAATACAACAGATAAAAAAGAGCTCGAAAAAATAGATCGACGTATTGCGACTGCTACAGATTTATTTAATAAAGCTCTTAAAGCAGAAGCAGGATACTTCGTCGATCTTAGTGGAGACATTGCGATTGTAACGCAGTCAATGGCAGACCAGATAGATATTGCATCAATATTATTTCCTCAGTTAGAAAAAGATAGTGCAATTGGTAGAGTATTAATAAGACAATGGGGTGACGAATTTGTAGATAACATTATTAAAGCACAGAAACTTCCTGAAGCTGTTAAAAAAGCTCTTGATGAAAGTGTAATTAATTATGCACAAAGTCTGAAAGATTTACAAAAATTACAGTCAAAATTAGGTAAAGG